ACAGAACGCACATTTGTACGAACTTTCAACCTTTTTTTTTGGTGATCTCTGGTGAGAGATGGCAACAAGGGGAAGAAAAACAGTCAATCGGAAAAGCTGGCTTCGCGCCGGCGGTCAGTTGCCATTGAAACCGATCGGACTGAAAGGACAGGCGCTGAAAATCTATCAGCGACTCAGGGAAAGTTTGGAACATCTGGGAATCGGGGGCGCGGTCGATCTCGAAATCGTCATTCAGACCAGCAATCAACTAGAAAGAATCAGCCAGCTAAACAGCATTCGCGCCAGCCTAAGCGAACCGATGATTCCAACGCCAAGCGGCCCAAAGTTTCATCCCGTTTTCAAGGAACTGACCGAACTGGAAAGCAAGGTGGCGACAAGTCTTCAACTTCTTTACCTGACGCCGCGAACCCGCGGACACACAAAGTTGCCAGCCGAAACCGTGGCGGAAATCAGCGCCGCCGGAGCAGTGGCGCAACAGGCGGCGGAGAACCCGATCCTTCGGCTGTTGGGCGGGTGAAGGCGGAAAACATTCGTCTGTTTTTTCAGCACTGTCTCAGCCACGTTCAGGGAATCCGTGCTGGTGAACCGTTCACCCTGTCTGAGTGGCAATATCAGGACATCATCCTTCCGCTGTTCGGGACGCTGGGCGCCGATGGCCTTCGCAGATACCGAACGGCATACATCGAGATCCCGCGCAAGAATGGCAAAAGCACACTGGCCGCTGGAATCGCACTGGCCCTTCTGTTCGCTGACGGCGAACAGGGCGCCGAAATCGTCAGCGCCGCCGCTGACAGGGAACAGGCCTCCATCGTGTTCGATCTTGCCAGCCGGATGGTCCAAGGGAATCCGGTTCTATCCAGCCGATGCCAGGTTCTCCGAAAGGAAATCATCACCCGGAAGGGGAACCGATACCGGGCACTTTCCGCCGACGCCTACACGAAACATGGCCTGAACTGTTCCGGAATCATCTTCGACGAACTACACGCCCAGCCGAACCGCGAACTGTGGGACGTGCTAACAACATCTGTGGCCGCCCGGGCCCAGCCACTGACCATGGCGATTACCACCGCCGGACACGATCGATCCAGTCTCTGCTACGAAATGCACATGTACGCCCGTGGAGTGAAGGACGGATCGATCATCGATCCCACCTTCCTGCCTATCCTGTATGGCGCCGGCGATGGCGCGGACTGGAAGTCATCGGAAACTTGGAAGGCGGCGAACCCCGGATATGGCATCAGTGTCCGGCCCGAATACCTTGAACAGGCCGCCGCGGAGGCGGCCATGTCCCCGGCCAGGGAACTGGCCTTCCGGCGACTGCACCTGAACCAGTGGACCGATACCGTTACCCGTTGGCTGGCGCCTGACGCATGGGACCGGTGCCAGTCCCAGCGCCCGGAGCTGGCGGGCCGCGTGTGCTATGGGGCGCTGGACCTTTCCAGTTCCATGGACCTGTCGGCATTTGTCCTGGCGTTCCCCCTCGATGATGGCACCATCTGGCTGGAGCCATTCTGCTGGGCACCCCGCGGTGCCCTGAAAAACAGGGAAAGGACGAACCGGCAACGATTCGACCAGTGGGCCAGCGCCGGATTCCTGACTGTCACGGATGGCGACGTGATCGAATATGAAGCCGTTTATGAGAAGATCAAGTCACTGGCCCAACAGTACCGGATCATCGACATCGCGATCGATAGGTGGAACTGTGCCCAGCTGGCCCAGCAGATGATGACGGATGGCCTGTCGGTGGTGGCATTCGGCCAGGGTTACGCCTCGATGTCACCCGCGTCCAAGGACTTCGAAGCCCTGATGATCTCAGAAAAACTGAGGCACTCCGGCCACCCGGTATTGCGCTGGTGTTGTGGCAACTGCTCAATAGAAGCTGATGCAGCTGGAAACATCAAGCCATCGAAAGGCCGGTCTTCTGAAAAGATCGATCTTCTGGTGGCCAGCATCATGGCGGTGGCCAGGACCCGTGTTGGCGAAGCCGGCGGGGTTCAGAAAACGGTGCCATCCATCTACGAATCACGGGGGCTGGCGCTCATATGACCATCACCGAACGGATCGCGAACCTGTTCGGCTATGTTCGCCCGGCGACACGGGCGAAGACCTACATGGACCCGGCGTTGACCGCGTACTTCGGTGGCGCGGTTTCCAGTGCCGGCGTATCGGTCGATGAAATATCCGCGCTTAATTTCAGCCCGGTTTGGCAAGCGGTCAGGATCATCAGTGAAACCGTGGCTACCCTTCCGGTCCATGTCTACCGCCGGGAACCCGATGGAAGGCGGCGGGCCGATGACCTGTTGGTGGCGGATCTACTCCGCTGGGAACCAAACCCGGAAATGACCGCCACCCAATTCAGGGAAGCATGGGTGGCCCATGCCCTGACATGGGGGAATGGATTCGCGGAAATCGAACGGGATTCGCTAGGCCGGGCCATGCGAATCTGGCTTCTATTGCCGAATGCCGTCACCGTCACGCGTGATCCCGCGGGGAATGTGATCTATCTGATCCGCCATGAATCGGGCCAACAGGTGGCCGTTCCCCAGTCCGACATGCTGCACTTGGCCGGTCCGGGATTCGATGGTCTGATGGGCTATTCGGTGATCAACAAGGCCCGGGAATCGATCGGTCTGGGGCTGGCTTGTGAACAGTTCGGCGGTTCGATGTTCGGATCCGGTGCCAGACCTTCCGGAATCCTCGAACATCCGGGAAGGCTATCGGACGATGCCAGGGCCCGCCTTCGCGGGGACTTCGAACGGCTCCATTCTGGCATCGACAATGCCCACCGGGTGGCGGTGCTGGAGGAAGGGCTGAGATGGACTCAGACCAGCATTCCGCCAGATGACGCGCAGTTCCTTCAGACACGGGCCTACCAGATCGAGGAAATCGCCCGGTGGTTCAACATCCCGGTTTCGAAACTACGGGTAAAGGACGGCGGAAGCTACTCATCCCTCGAACAGGAAAACAGCGCTTTCCTGACTGAATGCCTTCGTCCCTGGCTGGTCAGAATCGAACAGGAAGTCAGGCGGAAATTACTTCTACCTGAATCTTCGGCACTCTACGTCGAACATAATGTGGACGGACTTCTGCGAACGGACCTGGCATCGCGTTATCAGGCCTACAGCATCGGGCGGAACTGGGGCTGGCTTTCCGTGAATGAGGTTCGCGCCCTCGAACAGCTCGAACCCGTCGATGGTGGCGACACATACATGATGCCGATGAACATGATGCCCATGGGAACCCAGCCGGGTCCCGTGGCGCCGGCATCCAGCCCCGCCACCACCGAACAGCCAGCCGAAGATGGAAGCCCTTCCAGTAATGGCGCGCCAGCGCCTGAAATCAGGGCCATTCCGCGCCGATATGGTGGCATTGACTTTATACCTCCGCAAGGCGTCAGGAACGCGGCGAAACAAGGCCTTGAATGGCGCCGTGAACATGGCCGCGGCGGGACCGCGGTAGGCGTGGCCAGGGCCCGTGATCTGTCCAACGGAATCCAGATCAGTCCTGAAACCATCAGGCGCATGGTTAGCTACTTCGCCCGCCATGAAGTGGATCAGCAAGGCGAAGGCTGGGCGCCAGGACAGGATGGATTCCCCAGCGCTGGCCGAATCGCATGGGCCCTGTGGGGCGATGACGAAGGCCGCCGCTGGGCTGAGAAAATAGCGGGCCAGATGGACCGCGCCGACGAACTGGAGGGATGACCATGGAACGGCGATCAGTCGGATCATTCACCGCCGATGCCGGCCAGCTGGTGGGATATGCCAGCGTGTTCGATTCCCTGTCTGAGAATCTTGGCGGATTCCGTGAGCAGATCGACCGGGCCGCCTTTCGACGAACACTGGATGATGAATCCGCGGACGTTCGCGCGCTAGTGAACCATGACACGGCAATGGTCCTTGGGCGACGGGCGAACGGAACCCTGAAGCTGGCCACTGATGACCGTGGCCTGAAGGTGGGAATCGCGGTTCCCGATACAAGCTACGGACGGGACCTTCTGGAGTTGGTCCGCCGTGGCGATGTTTCACAAATGTCCTTCGGGTTCGTCGTGGCCCCGAATGGCGATCACTGGACCACGCGGGACGGCGAACGAATCAGGACGGTGACTGACCTTCAGTTGGTCGAAGTCTCCGTCGTGGCCATTCCCGCTTACACGGATACCTCCATCGCGCTCCGATCGCGTGATGGGTGGCTGGCGGCGGACCGTCTCCGTCGCCTCAAACTGTCGATCGGAATCAGCGGCCTGGCCGCCGGAGTGGGACGATGAACGAACGCCAAAAGCTGGCGGCCGAACAGGCCGCCCTGAAGATCGAAGGCGCCCGCCTTCAAGATGTCCTGAAGACAAGGGCATGGACGGAGGAAGAAACCGCGAAGGTGGATGAGATCGTGGCCAACCTGGCCGATCTTGATTCCAGGATCTCCGCCCTCGAAACCATGGTGGTCGAAGAAGAAGGTTCTGAACCGCCACAAGACCCAACGATGCAGCGCGACTTGAACGCGCGAATCAGCAAACTGGAGGCCGCCATCATGAATCCCGTCTCGAACCGTCGTTCCGCTCCGGCGCCGATCGGTGCCCCGGCGTTCGTTCGCGATCTCGATGATCGCCGCGCTGAAAAGGACCGCGCGCTGGCCCTCCGTGGCTGGTTCCTTGGTGCCCAAGCCAACAGGAACGAAATCGACGCCGCGGGGCGTGTCGGCCTGAACATCGCCGATCCGAAGCTCCAGCTCCGTGCCAACTCCACCAGTTCGGCCAGCGGCGGATACACCATTCCCGCGGGTTTCCTGGCCGAACTCGAAAAAAAAATCGTGTTCTACAACCCGCTCCGGACCGTCGCCCGGATCATCACCACGGAAACGGGAAACAGCCTTCCCTTCCCGACGATCGATGATTCGAGCAACAGCGCCGGCGTAGGTACCGAAAACACCGCGCCCAACGCCACAGACATGACCTTCGGCCAGATCACTCTGGGCGCCTATCGTTACGAATCGCTGATTCAGGTTTCGAATGAACTTCTGCGCGATTCGGGGCTCGACCTTGCCAGCGAAATCGCCAGCCTTCTTGGCGAACGCATCGGGCGGAAGGAAGCCACTGACCATGCCACCGGAAACGGCACCACAACGGCGCAAGGCGTCGTGACTGGAGCCAGCGCCGGTGCCACTGGCGCCACTACCACCACCATCACGCTGGCCAACATCATGGCCCTTCGCAATTCGCTGGACTTCGGTTACCAGCAGAATGGCGCCTTCATGATGCACCAGTCCATCTGGAACAGCATTCTGCAGCTGGCGGACTCCCAGTCGCGCCCGCTGTTCCTCGACCTGGCGAACGGCAACGCCCCGCGCCTGTTGGGCTACCCCGTTGTGGTGAACAATGCCATGGCGTCATCGATCGCCGCCAGCGCCGTCACCGCCCTGTTCGGCGATTTCCAGAAGTACTACATCCGTGATGCTGGCGACATCGAGATCATCCGGCTGAACGAACGGTATGCTGACGCATACGCCACCGGGTTCCTGGCGGTCCGCCGGACCGATGCGAAGGTGGCCCAGTCCGCCGCGATCAAGAAGCTGACTCAACCAGCCAGTTAATGATTCGGCGAATCCTATGGGGTGAACTGATGAAGATCCGGATACTGGTTCAGTGTGTGACCACCCTTCAGGGCTACGCCCCCGGCGATGTCGTGGAGGTGCCGGACGGTGACGCCACCAGCATGGTGGCGGCCCGACTGGCTGAACCAGTCGAGAATCCGGCCAGTCTCACCCCACCGGTTCACGAGATCCCCGAACAGCGCCGCAAGCGCAAGACGGAGGAACGATGAACCTCAAAGCCCTGGCCCAGCCCGCCGTCGAACCGGTGACGCTGGCAGACCTCAAGGAATACCTCCGTGTTGATACCAGCACGGAGGATTCCACGATCGCGGCCATGGCCGCCGCCGCCCGGGAACACATCGAACGGTTCACCCGGCGTACACTGATCTACACGCCCTATCGGCTAATACTCGACACGTTCCCCGCCGGAACCGACATCGAACTGCCACGCTCACCCGCCATCACCGCCGCGGCCAGTACTGTTCCCGTCATAGGCTATGCCACGCCACGAATCCGATACTGGGACGAAGACGGCAATCAGCAGACCATGACAGTGGACGTGGACTATGAACTTCTGCTCGATGACAATCCGCCGCGAATCGTCGTTCCGGCGCTGGAGGTCTGGCCCATCACCTACACCGGCCAGCGCGGCGCCGTGGAAGTGGACTTCATCAGTGGATTCGGTTCGACCGGAGCCGCGGTTCCACCGATGCTGAAGACCGCTATCCGGATGATCGTGGCCCACTGGTACGAACACCGCGAAGCTGTTGGCCAGTTTGGATCGGAAGTTCCCCTAGCTGTTGATTCGATCCTTCGACTTTATCAAGACGGAGGGTACAACTGATGGCGCCCCCGGTCATAGGTGTCCTTCGCGATCGGGTGGACCTTCAGTCCTCTACCGATAGCCTCGATGCCTTCGGCCAACCGGCCCGGACATGGACCACCTATGCGACGGTGTGGGCGAAGGTTCAGGGCCAGTCAGGCGGCGAAGCCCAACAGGCAAACCATCAGTATTCCACGGTCCAGTACCGGATCACCATCAGGCGGAGAACCGACGTGTCCGCCACCCATCGGGCGGTCTGGGGTTCGAAGACGCTGAACTTCTTCGCGGTCTGGGATGATGATGGGAACAGAAAGCATACGATCATCACCGCGGCGGAGGTTACGCCATGAATGATGATCGACAGAACAAGCATGGTCTGGGCCTTCGCATTCCCGAACTGTCCAGCATGATCACCATGTTCGACGGCGCCATCAAGGAATTAGACAAAGGTATCAAACGTGCCGCCACGAAGGCCGCGCGAATGATTCGAAAAACAGCCAGGGCAAAAGTTCCAAGCCGCAGAACAACGATCAAGATAAAAGGGAAAAGCTACGGATACTATGGACAATCCGGCGCGCTGAAAAAGTCGATGGATTACCGCGTGACCAAGATCGGAAAGAAAGGCGGATTCGGCGCTGAAATCCGCTGGGCGCTGGCATGGTCCGCATACATCGGCGCCGCCAGAAGAGCCAAACAACAGGTTTTCGTTCGCTGGTATAAGCCGACACGGCGCAAAATCGCCGAACGGAACACCCTGATAACCGTCAGGCCGGCATGGTATTCCCATCTGGTCGAGAAGGGTTTCATGGCGAAACTGTGGCGGACAGGAAAACGAAAATGGGTGCCAGGCAGGCCATTCCTCCGCCCGGCGCTGGATTCGCATTCACGCGAAATCGAATCCCTGACCATCACGGAACTGGAAGTTCAGCTGGCTAAGATGGCTGAGAAACAGCGGAAGGGTTCCAGATGAGCCTTCTTGGAAAACTTCTGAGAACCCATCTGGCCGCCCAGACAGGCTATGCGGCGACCATTCCCGGTGGAATATCACCGGAATCCGCTCCGGTAGACAATCCGCTTCCGTACGTCGTTTATCAGGGCATCGCCAGGAACAGGGAACTATATCTGGCTGGAACGCCAGCCACTTATACCGAACGGGTCCAGTTCATGGTGGTGGCTGAGACACGGCTACAGACTCAGACGGTGGTGGACTGGATCGTGTCCGCCATTCAGGCCAGCCCTTCCCGGCTGGTAGTATCGGGGACCACCATTCATTCCCTTCGCGTAGACGATGAGAATGACCAGGCGGAGTTCGCCGCGGATGGCTCGGACGAACTGGCACGAATCACCACAGTGGATGTGGTGGGAACCTATTAGGGGGACTGACAGATGGCACTCGTACTTCCCGCCGGATCCACCGCCACGGTGGCAACCCTGACATCCGGCAGCCCTGGCGCGGCAACAGCGATCAGCAACCTGATATCCGTGGGTGGGACCACATACACGAAAAACACCGCGGATGTCACCGGACTGTCCGACACGAAGATTCAGCGCCTTCCGGCCAGGATCGATGAAGGAACGGTCCAGCTGACGATCTTTCTTGATGACACGGCAACCGCGTCGAATCAATATACGGCGCTCAAAACAAGATTGACGAATGGCACACATACGCGAATTGTCCTAAACCTTCCCGGTTCGGGCATCGATGACATGTACACCTACGACGGATATATCACCGAAGTCGGTTCACCGGAAATCGGCGCCAGTGACGATGCCCTCCGGTATACTGTTACCCTTCAATTGTCCGACAAATACTAACTAGGAGTGAAAGATGGCGCTCGATAAGGCGGCGATTCTCCAGAAGGCCAAACCAAGACTGATTGAGGTATCGGTCCCCGAATGGGATGGAACGGTCTTCCTCCGCGAAATCACCGCCGGTCAGCGCGATCAGTTCGACGCCTGGCAATTGGCCCAAAACGAAGAGACGCGGTTTCGGGACATCAGGGCCCGACTGCTGGTCATGTCACTGGCCGACGCCGAAGGGAACCTGCTGTTCTCCATGGGTGAGATCGCCACGGTTTCCGGGTTCCCGGCATCGGTGGTGAACAGGCTATGGGAATCAGCCATCGACCTGAACGGGATGAGGCCCGGAGGCGAAGCGGAAAAAAACTGAGGGACAGGCCGCTAAGGCGGATCATGTTCCGCCTGGCGGCCACCCTTGGGATGACCGTGGGGGAATTGTCCGAAAGGATGACCGCCGCGGAGCTGGCCGAATGGATCGCCCTGATACCGATCGATCCATGGGGGCCATATCGCGCCGATCTACATGGCGCCATGGCGGCGTGGGCCGGCGTGGCGCCATGGTCCAAACAGGCGAAAGTCAGTGACTTCATGATCAGGGAACCGGAACAGGACAGGAAGCCGGCGACGATCGATGAAGCTAGGTCTTTCCTGGCGGCACTAGGGGGAAGGAAGCATGGCCCGAACGGCTAACATGTCCGTTTCCGTGACGTGGGGCGGACAGGCCGCGGCGAAAGGCCTTCAGTCCTTCACCCAGTCACTCAATACCATGGCCGGTGTGGCCAACTATGCCAGGAAATCACTGGCTGGCATGATGCCCTCCAACCTGTTTTCAGCCGCCGGAATCAAGGGACTGGCTGATGCCAAAGCTGGAATCGAAATGATCCGCGGGGTCTTTCAGACCTTCGTGGGAGTTCCACTGCAAGTCGCCAACAGCATCATCAAGCTGGGCGCTGAAATGGAGGGCGCCGGTATTCGGATGGGCGCCCTGATGGATGACATGGATGCCGGCAAGAAGACGATATCAGCGCTTTCCAAGGCGGCCATGGCCACCGGCGTTCCATTCGCCGACATGGCGAAGGGTATGAAATCCCTGATGGCCGGAGGCCTATCAGCTGAAGGCGCCGTCGATGTCATCGAAAGAACGAGAAACGCTGCCCTGCTTATGGGCACCGGCGCCGAAGGATTCAATGCCGTGATCGGCGCCGTCACCCAGCTTCAGGCCAGCGCCGCGGCGACAGAAGCCCCACTCAAGGCGCTGGAGGCCAGCGGCATTCCAGTGATGACCGAACTAGCGAAGAAACTATCCGACGTGACCGGTGAAGTTATCGATGTGAACAAGGCCATGAAGATGGTTCAAGAAGGAACGGTCCTGACCGCCACCGCATTGGACGCAGTCTTCGCCGCCTCTAGTTCCGAAAGAGTGGCCGCCGCCGCTGCCGAACTTGAAAACACGGTGGAAAATCAGCTGGCAAAAGCTCAAGTAGGTTTTCAGGAAGTTCTGAGAAACATTGGCGCCGAATTGATCAAGACGTTCGATCCGGCGCAAGTCTTGGCCGGATTCAGTGGCGCCATGCAAGGAATTCTCGACATCGTGAAGATGATCGCCGATACATTCCTGCCGGTAATCGATCCCAAGGATAAAGGAAAAACTCTTCAAGATACCTTTAAATTCGCTAGGGATATGACATTCTTGGTTGCGGAAGAACTGGTAAAAGGCGCCATTCAGCTAAAGGACTATGTCTCTGATGCCGCTAGTATCTTGAAAGTAGTGTTGGCTGAGATAAAGATCGCCATGCTCGAACAGACGAAGTTCTGGACCACCGGATTCATGGGTGGAAGATCTACGCTGGCCAGGACCATGATATCCGCGGAGGAACACGCCGCGCTTCCAGGCCAGATAGCGGCGGCCAGGGCTGAAGCTGACAAACTGATGGCCCAAGGATTCGCCGCTGGTACGAACCTAAAACCGATTGAGGACAAGTTCAATCAGCTGAGAATGGCCGCGGCGGCAAAAGATGCCGCCGGGCTGAATCAGGTTCAGCAAGCGATGAATGATCTGGGAAATGCGGCGAAAGGATTAAAGCCGCCAATCGATGCCAACGCGAAAGCCATGGAGGATCAGGCCAAGAAGGCGAAGGATGCGGCGGCCAAGATTGAATTGATGAATCAGAACGTCAAGGATCGCGCGGACAAGATGTTCTCCGAAATGGCAACGCCCATGGAGAAGTTTGCCCAGCGAATGAAGAACGCATTGGCCGAAATGGCACAAGTTGAAGGCCCAGAAAAAGTACGTTTTCAAGCCGGCATGCGACGTCGAGTTGGCGCAGATCTCGAAACCTTCTTGAAGGAATTCGGCCCCAAGGCGGCGGAACCGGCGCAAGCCCAGCTGGCCGGTTCCGCCGCGGCGATTGAATCCGACATCAGGGCCCGCATGGAGGCAGAAGCCGGCCAGCAAGACCTTCCGGCCCTGATGAAACAGGCCATGGAAAACGCGAAGGAACAGAACGCTCAACAGATTAAAAAGTTGGACGAACTGGTGAACGCCGCCCATGCCGCTGGAATGTTCAGGACCATCATGGCCCTGCCAAAACCATAGGGGTGAATCATGGCCTACACGCTGTTCACGGAGGTGGCCGAAGGCAGACAGGCCACTGTCGATGCCAAGTTCAACCGGACCTATACCCGGGTCTTTCTGGTCCGGACTGATTCTCCCACATATGGCCCGTACTACGCCGGAAGCCATCCGTCCCTGCCACTGATATTCAGCGCCTATCCTGATGACGCGAATGCCTTCTGCCTGTCTCTTTCGCCCGCACAAGATCAGAATGATCCGCTTCTGTGGAGGGTGACGGCACAGTACGGCTACAACACCGACATGGTCACCGCTTCAAGCGCGCCATCCGGGAACCCGGCGGTCGATAGCCAGCAACAGGGACAGTCTCCCGGCAGCCGTGTGGCGAATCCCCTGTCGAGGCCGCGGGACTATTCCATCAGCTCGAATTCATATCCATGGGCCATCGAACAGGATCGATTCGGAAATCCAATTCAGAACAGCGCTGGAGATCCTTTCATCCCTGTTCCTGAAATTCAGAAAGGTGGCGCCACCATCACCGTGGGGCTGAACAGCACATCATCGCCATCCGCGGCGTGGATCACTGCTATCGGCTACCTGAACGCTTCGACCTATACCGTGGGTCCTTATGTTATCGGCGCCGGACTGGCTAAGCTTAACGGAGTCAGCGCCAGTCTGGCGTATGAGAACGGCGTCAGCTACTGGCGCTGGCAACTGACCTTTGAATATCGTCCGAATGGCTGGGCATGGGTGGTGGCGAACAAGGGTAAGCGACAGGTGAATGTGAATGATCCAACAGGTCCCCTCATTGAAATAATGTCCAAAGCCGGTGGAGTCGTTTCGAGCCCTGTTTACTTGGATGCAGCTGGATACGCCATTGTCCCCGGTGGTACTAGAACATTTGCCACCTTCCATATCTATCCCCGGGTGACCTTCCCTTCCCTGTAGGTGACATATGCCTGGCTACCTGATCGATGACGAATCCATGGGCCGATTGGCCAGGATGTTGATCGACTACGAAGCCGGCCAGCTGATGCCTAATGGAGGCATTCCCAGAGGTGATCAAGATTATGGACTGTCAGGACCGATCGTTCATCCGGTTCGTGTCACCAGCCTGACCGCGGATGGAGGCGGAAACTATCCCGGCAAACTGCTTCGATATGATCCCTCATCGAACACATACTACGATCACGCGGACATCAAGATCCGCGACGTGAACGTCGAAATCCCGGAAATCAAGCGTTATTTGGGCCGGCTGGCCGGTGTGACTTCAGGCAATGAAATCCTGTATTTGATTCAGGTGGCCGCCGCGGTGGTCGAATCGGGAAGTGGTTCCGGAAGCGGATCAGGTTCGGAATCAGGTTCAGAATCTGGTTCTGTAATTGAATCTGGTTCTGTAGTTGAATCTGGTTCCGCTTTCGAGTCGGGATCAATCGGATCCTTATCCGGCTCATGCGGAGGATCAGGCACACTACAGATAGATGTAGTAACGGATGTGCAATGCATAGACGGATCGATAGTGGTAACTAAATCCACGATAACCATTCCTGGCGGATATGTCTGCTCATGAGCGTGACCAATATAGGTCCGTGTGAATGCTGTGGCTTTGTGGGCTGTTGCCCGAATCCACCAGAAACATTGCATGTCACGATTACAGCAACGGGTGATTGCGGATGCTGGGCTGGTTCGTTTGATATGACATATAATATAAATTCCAATAATTATGATAATAATTATAAACCATGTGGTTATGCAATTGGTGGTTTTGTTTTTGTGTGCGAAGGAAATCAGTACTACCTTATAGCCACATATCAGACTGATGATCCAGTATTAGGCGCTGGTTGTATTTTGGGCAACCCAGCTGGTAACATTGTTAATGTCACATCATGTTCGCCATTTTATCTAGAATTTAGTGCAAGCGTAACATCATATCTTGGCGGTGATTGCTGTTCAGGAACTGTCACTGTAGTAATAACGGAGTGATCATGATATTACCGTGTGGTCATGATTCCTCAATAATAATAGAAAACTGCAGAATATGTTATTTAAATAAAACAAATGAAATTTATTCCAAGCTTTTCAGGGCACGGGACATTAGGATGATCAAAAATAAAAACCGTGAACCGTGTAAATATCTTGGAAAACTAATCGATTCTAAGCCAGCATGCGGTTGTGGACCGAAACATATGTGCGAATTCCTTCAAAAATCGTGTATCTTGCATGGTTCATCTAATGAGTGGCCAGTCTGTAGCAGATGTCAGCACTATTCGAGATCATCCCCATGATGGAAATAGTTCCTGGCCTAGTGGATCCTATGCAGGCTCCAGAATTAGCAGAAAAACCACGTCTATGGGCCCATGAGAAGGATAACATCGCCCGCCATCTGGAAAATCTTCGGGAACTGATCAAGAGGACCGAATCCATCCCGCCGCCGGCTGATGCCGATGGCGATGGGCTGGTCATGGTGGGTGGTGGAAAGTTTCAGGAACATCTCGTCATCGCCGCCAAGATGCTTCGCGAAACCGGATCTAATCTTTCGATTCAAATATGGCACCGCGGAGAACATGAACCACTGGATCATCGGCTGTTCGATGGGATATCGAACCTAAAGATCGTGGATTCCGTTGCCCATGCCGAACGCCATGGACCAGCTCGAATCCTCCGCGGATGGGAACAGAAACTTCATGCGCTGGTTCACTGTGGCCTCCGCCGGGTAGCGTATCTTGATGCCGACGCCTACTTCGTTGAGGATCCGGCGCCCCTGTTCGCGGCGCTGGACAAGGCTCCATTCGTATTCTGGCACGACCTTGCTGGCAACTACAACACGGTCCGCTGGCCGGTGGTCTGGCCTGATGGGGCCAATGGAGTGGATGCCGTCCAAGGTGGCCAGATGGCATTCGACCGTGTCCGTATCTGGAGGGTTCTGGCCCTGGCCCACTGGCTGAACCAGCATTCCGACTTCTATTACTCCCATATGTTCGGAGATCAAGACACATGGCGGGTGGCCCTGGCCGCGGTGAACCAGCGAAATCTATGGCACTGTCTTGGGCCGGCGCCATGGATAAGAACCGCATTCGTCTGTGGCGTCGATCCCAAGGTTCCGCTGGTGGTTCATCGGTGCCAGGGGAAGCTATTCCGGCAGAAGGATATCCCTGTCGGGAAATCATCCTATGGAAGCCCACAGTGGGTCTTGCCCAAGGAACAACGAGTCTTCGAACTGTTCTCTGATCTCCAGAAGGACATCACGGATTCAGCCCAGACCTTCGAAAACATCTATCAGAAACAGCTTTGGGGGAAGGGCTCCGGCCCTGGCTCGACGCCGAACGCGGAGGCCAGACCGTACATCGACATGGTCAACACCCTGATCGCATTCGGCGGCCAGCGTACGATCATCGATCTTGGATGTGGCGATGGAGTGGTGGGGAACCACCTTAAGGCCCAGCATTACTTTGGCATCGACTGCACTGACTCAAATATCAGTCAACTTCGATCAGCCTATCCTTCGAAGTCATGGCTGAAGGCGGACATCTTCACGGACCGTGAATCCCTTCCCTCCGGCGAGCTGGCCCTGATGAAGGATGTCCTTCACCATTGGCCGAACTGGATGATCACGGAATGGCTCCGCTGGGCCCGCGCCAGCAAGAAGTGGAGGCACATCCTTCTGACTCAGGACGTGGCCCAGCATGCCGAAGGCGCCGACACCTATCTGGGCGGATACCGTGCCCTTAATCCCGGCATGGCGCCGCTGGCTGAATTCGGGCTCCAAGTGGTCATGAAATATCTGCACAAGGCTATCCTTCTGATGACCATTCCCGGCTAGAATCAGCGGCATGGAGGGCCTTTCCATGGATCCGAACATCGCCCGGGAACTGGGACCGAACACTTTCCTGATGTACCTGATATTGGCCGGAATCGGCGCCGCCGTTTGGTGGGTTGCTCACAATCTCCTGATCCCGGTTCGCGATCTCCATATCTCATTCGTCAGGGAAACAAACCGCCAGCTAGACGAAATGATCCATGAGCAACAGAAACAGAACGCCAACACCACCATCATCGCGCAGAAAATCGATTCCCTGGCATGCATGATGCCCGCCAGGCCGCAGAAGATCGGACCCACGGAACCGCAGAAATGACCTACCTGATTCTGGCCCTGTTCGGTCAACTTTCCTTGCCACCAGAGATCCGCGGGGAAGTGGCCGGGTTTATCACCGTGACCGCCTCAACGGACGGAAAGCTGGTTCGTTTCCTGTCTCTGGACGGCGGGCTAAACGTCTTCCCCTCGAACCTGTTGGCCGATCCTAAATCCACTGTGGTCAGCGCCGCGGTGCCGGGCCGATATCGTCTATTGGCCTACAGCTCCGTGGCTGATGTCCCCACGCCACCAGCCATCACCACCATCATCATCGGCCAGGTGAAACCGGATCCCGGTCCCCAACCTGATCAGCTGGCTACCGCGCTGAAGGGAATCTATGGAGGCCTTCAGGAACAGGGTCAGGCTGATCAGCTTTCCCGCCTGATCGAAACCTACAAGCAGGGAGAAATCATCGCCACCGATCCTTCGATTCAGACCACGGAAAACCTGTATCAGGCACTGGTCAAGGCCCGAAAGAACGCCGGCGTGAGGGATGGAGCGCTATCCGCTATCCGTGAACGGATTGCCCAAGAATGGGCCGCCTCCATGGGAACCGTGGATGTTCCCCTGTCACCGACACTCAGGAACCGCGCCGTGGAATTATGCGGAAGGATCAGGTCCGCGCTGGAGTCATGCCGATGAATGATCACTATACGCCAGGATGGATCGATGATCCGGAAGCCGTTGAGGAAATTGTTGATACCCTGCCATACGCCGATGCCGCGCTGACGCCGATATCCCAGACAATTGAATTGCCTACTAGCGCCTATCTGTGGGACATCGGAAGAAAGGTCCTTGGGCACCTACTACCTCCGCGGAATCAGGGAGCCGTGGGCTCTTGCGTGGCCTTCGCCACGGTGCGGGCCATTGAGTACACCATGCTGGCTGAGATCGCCGCGGGAGATCCGGAGATGTTCGCCAGCCTGGCGCCTGAACCCGTTTACGCCGGAAGTCGAATCGAAGTCGGCAAGGGGAAGCTGGGGAACCATGACGGTTCCATCGGAGCATGGGCCGCCACTTTCGTCCGCGACTGGGGAATCCTGCCCCAGCAGATACTCGGCGAACATGACCTGACCAGCTATTCGGAAATCCGTTGCCGGCGCTGGGGGAAGGATGGATGCCCCGACGATCTCGAACAGCTTTCAAGGTCCCATCCGGTTCGGTCAGTAACTAGAGTCAGCACATGGAATACCGCCAAACAGGCCCTGGCGAACGGATACGGAATCGCCGTCTGTTCGAATCAGGGTTTCAAGATGGTCAGAAACGAAATCGGTGAATGTCGGGCCAGCGGATCATGGGCCCATGCCATGTGTCTGTCCGGATACACCACATTGGCCGATGGCCGCGAACTTGGCCGGCTTGACAACAGCTGGGGACCCGATGCCCATACCGGGCCGGTGGGCCCCGGAGATCCGGGACCGGAAGGATTTTGGGCCGATTCCTCGGTCATAGGTTCCATGCTGGCG